TATTATTAATCCCATCGTTCTTCTTTGTGGAGAGATGAATACAACCTATACTGACTTGTTACGCGATTGGTGTGACACATTCCAAGGACAATATTCTTTGAATATGCTTGAGAAAGTTTGTGCCAGACCATCCGAAACAATCAGCGTAGTGGTATTGTGTCTTTGCTTAGGTGTCTTTTCCCTATGTGCCTCATTTGTGATGACATATGGGAAGTCATTCTTAATGAACGTAGTGGAAATTGGTAAACGTTTTTGCTCTATTATAGCCTGGTTGGTACGTATTTGGATGCGATTATTACCATTGCTTGTAGCTAGCACCGTTACCATATTCGCTTCGGTCATTTATCAAGTTGACATGGCTGTATCTATCTACGGACTAACCATTGCGATGGCTTTGGTCTATTTTGACTATATACATGCTATGTTTTTAACCAGATGTTTACGTCCTTTTTGCTTACCATTCTTCTTGTTATTTAAGTCCCGTGTTCAAGTTTTCGTCACCACAACTGTAGTCACCCTTAGTTCTACAGAGCAGTCTTTGAGCATTTTTGCAGTGTATCTAGGTTTATGTGTTGCGCGCACTTCCTGGAACATGTCTAATGCTGTTACTGAGTCTAAGAGAGGGATGGTGGTACGTGCTTCTAACAAAGGCAAAACAAGGAGGTTTCATGGTGCGCAATTTCACCAGAGTGCAGGTGCGACCAAGGTGATTGAAGAGGATTTTGATGTTACACATTTCGATGAATTGTATCAAAAGGCTTTGGAAGAAGCTCAGGATGAAGCAGCAGCAAATGCTATGCTATCAGTCCTAGCTGGTGACGCCAAGTTTAAGAATTACGAAGAAGAAATTGGTACATACTTTTTAGACACTGGTAATCTGAAGACGTATAGGCGAATTCTTGAGCTTCGTGCACAAACAGAGTCTCTTACTAGAAAACTTCAGAGAACTAAGAATGATTTGGCGCTTGCTGTTAGGCGTAAGGTTAACATTCTCAAAAAAGAATCCAGTTTGTCTATTTTTGATATTCTCAAGAAAGATCTTGATTCTTACAAGATGTTTGGACCAACAGTCGATGCCTTACGTCCTGGCATATCAAACAATATTCCGTCTAAGACAGAATGGTTTGATATTTGCTATGATACGTATACTGGTCACTTTTATGCAAGTCTAGCTTTTTGGCCTACTTCATACACTGACCTTGAGAAAGCCTATACAGAGCTAATGGAGTTCAATCTTTTGGACAAAGGTGCTGTTAGCAGTAATCTGAAGGCTCTCCTATCTGGGTACAATGATCAATATGAAAACCTTAATAAAGCTATTCACAAACCCTCAGACCCCAAAGTTGAAGCTATGTTGAAGCAGCCTATATTACCGCAGCACGCACTATATTGTGAAGTTACGGTTGATGACAAGTTCACTTCTTCATGCGTTGGTTGTCCTGTTAGAATGCAAGGTAAGCGATGCCTCGCTTTGCCAATACATTCCTTAACTGAAAGTCAGGGTCTTCTGGATGATTCTTTCGATATTACACCTCTTATCGGGAAAATCAAGATTTCTGTCATGAAAGAGAATGTCAAAGTTCTATCTGTTAGTGTCGTTCCTGGTTGGAAATACACTATGTTTTGCCATATTGATTATGACTTCGAAGTTAAGCCTCCTAAAGTAGCTATAGAAGCGAAATTGTGCGTGGGCCAAGCTGTTGTCATACAAATGGCAAATTCATCATCTTATGGTAAGGTGGTAAACACTAGTACTTTGGAAGACCATTGTGTTGCTGCAGATTACAGTTCTGTCCAGGGTGATTCTGGTAGTCCTGTATTTGCTTGGGTTAAAGACGAATACTGTGTTGTTGGTTTTCATGAGTACGGAAACAAGGTTGGCGGCCATAACGGTTTTGCACTAGTTCCCGAACTCAATAAGGCCATTTTGTGTTCTAGAAAGAAGAAGGAAGCAGTCATTAAACGTGACAGACCCTTAGAACCGCTACGCATAAAGCCTGTCACAGGTAGCCTACCCGGTTCTCGCATTCCAGTTGTCGTTGGTAATGACGACACGCTGTTAATCAAATCTGTTGCCAGATTTATTGATCCGCCAGTTTATAGAAAAGCTGATGGATATGAAGCAACTTGGAATGACCTTTCTCGGCAATACAGAGCAACTACGTATTCTAAACGTGACAGTTACAACATGTCATTGTGGGTTCAGAACAAACCTTTGTTCAAGAACACTGTCTTTAAAGAGGCCCTTGATAGTCTCAATAAAGATGCCACAACAGGCAAATTTTTACCTGGGAAAGGTTTTGACGATATCCCTGTTTCAAATAGGGACTTCGTTGCTCTAGGTGTGGACGAATGCTTCAAGTATTTCACAAAATACCTAGACTGTGTTAAGGATGGTATATGTGTGGATACCATTGTAGTTAACTCCAAAACTGACAATTATTCAGTGAAGAAATACAAAGAGCAGACTTTTAGATCTATACAAGTTCCGACTGTTATGATCCAGCTCTGTCAGCGTATTTTTGCTGGTGGTTTAGCAGATTGGGTCTATAGTTTACCACAATGTAAAAACATACATGATCCAAATACAGTTATGGGCTGGAATAACGTGATGCCTCAAAAATATAAAGACTACATCAATTCGCGAGTAGAATTCAAAACTGTTGGTTTTGACTACACAGCATATGATGGGTCCGCACAACCTTGTGAATGGGATTATTTCTTCAATTTTCCTGAAACATCGGCTGTGGACAACTGTAAGTGCATATATAAGCATATGTCTACAGTTATGTCAAGTTGTGAGATGTACGTTAATGGAAAGCCCATTAAGCGCAAGCCAGGAGGAAATCCTTCGGGAAATTTCCATACTGCTGCTTTCAATTCCCTTAAAAATATTGCCATGATTGAATCCTTCGCAAAAGCAAAAGGATATGACCTTAAGCAAGCATATGCCGTCTGTGGAGATGACATTATATTTGTTATTTTAGCTTTCCTTAGCAAATTCGAAGAGGATTTCATGTTGTACATCAAGGACAATTTCTCCATAGATACTAAAGTAGAGGAGTCGCGTGTGGCCACGCCTGAGAGTTTTTACAAAACTGCTCCTTTTGTCTGTCAAGTTAGCTTTAGTGTTAACAATAATGTTGTTAACGCCATAGCTGACGTCTCTAGAAGGGTTTCCGGTTGGGATACTGAAGAAGATCTCGGTAAGATGCAAAGTCTAGTCGATTCTCTCATTCCTTCATACTGGTGTCTCTCTAAAGACTTCCTTGCTAGACTGGTTCCTAATGCAGAAGTTCTGTTGAAGTTGAAGGCTGAATGGGGTCCAAAGGGCGTGAAGTTTGACTCTAGCAGATACCAAGGTGTGTATACTCAAAAGAGATTGCTTTACACCTATGAAGAAAACACTATCCCATTCAAAGAATGTTTTCTTACCCCGGAGCATGTTTACATGTTTTTGGGTCTAACATTCAATTTCTTTCGTAGTCCTTGTGTCACGCGGGAACAAGAATTGAACATTTTAGCACACATTGAAGAGTTTCTCCGAAGGCACAGTCTTGAGACGTTGAGACATGGTGCCTTTGGTCGTCTAAGAGCGTGGAGAAATAGTCAATTTGTTGCTAACGGTATGGCAAGAGAAAATGCTTTCGAGCTTTTTCTAGCGGATTAGAGGCGTAAGAAACTCTGGACGTATGCGTGTTTTTACATGATGAACGTCTGGAGAAAATTTTATTTACGAAAACGCGCAAGCCTTTCAATCCCTCTTTATCCAAGCCTACCTTTTTCATTCTAATCGTTCCTGTAGTTTTTATATACAAATTTTATGCCAAAGAAGATTCAAAAGAAGAACGTCAAGACATCAAAGCAAGTCGTAACAGCTAAACGCCCCCTGTCCTCTGCTAATTTCGAACAAAAACCTATTCCTACGCGCCCTTTAACTGTTGTTGTTACGGGACCGAAGATGGGAGATTCAGATAGCATTGTTAACAAGGTAAAGAAAGCTGTTCCAAAAGGATCTTTTGCCAGTGTAGGCAAAATGATAGGTGGACTAGTTGGTGATGAGCCAGGTTCACTTGTTGGCCAATTTGCTGGCAATTTGGTTTCTGACTTGTTTGGTTTTGGTAAGTATACAGTTAGGAAAAATTCCATTGCAAAAGGTTCAGCCCAACCAACTTTTCACAGTAACGGTTTGGGTATGCGCATATGCCATCGCGAGTATGCCGCTGAGATTAATTCCACTACAACATTCCAGTTAACAAACGGAAACACTCCAGATTCTATCAACCCTGCTAATCCAGCGTTGTTCCCCTGGTTGTGTGATATGGCTTTGTTGTTTGAGGAGTATGTCTTTAACGGTCTTGTATTTGAGTATAGGCCCACTTCTGGCACTTTTTCTGGAGGTTCTAGTGCTTCTCTAGGTTTTGTTGGGCTGGCTACCCAGTACAATATAGCTGATGAAATCTTTTCGTCTAAACAGGAATTTGATTCGTATGAGTTTGCGACGTCCACGGTCCCATTCGAACATATGATTCACCCAGTTGAATGTCGTCCTTACAACAATCCCTTGGGCAAGTTTTTCTGTTGGCCATCAAAATCTGGTTCTCCGCGTGTCTCTTTGACTGTATCGGGTGCCAATGCAGTTGGTGACGTAATAAATGTTCCTGCTATGTATGATGTAGGCCAACTCAGTGTTGCTACAGGGGGGTCTGCTGCAGCATACACTGTCGGTGAGCTATGGGTGTCGTATGACATTACATTCTATAAACCACGCATTACGACTTTTGTTCCTCCAAATGGTTATTTTCTTCGCGCTACTACTGGTACTGGTACTGCTGCCGCACCTTTTGGCACTAGTCAATCAGTCCTACAAAATTCCATGCCCCAAGTCCCTTTTACGTATTCCAATACTACGTTGGTTATACCTAAGAAAGGATATTGGAAAATTCATGCTTTGTGGGGAACTGGTGCTGCAAATATTGCTGGCATTCCTACTGCTACGTATGGATCGAATATCATCGCATATAATGGCTTAGCCAATGACACAGATGATCAGGTTGCCTCTTTTGTCTCTACCGCTGCCCATATTACTATTATTGTAAGAGTGACAGCTGTAGGTTCTGCAGCCGCAAATACCATCACCTTTGCTGGGTTGACTGGTATGACCGGTGCGAATTGTGACATCCAGGTTCACCCGTATTCACCATACTCTACCACTAGGGTGTACTAATGCCGATGTTTCTCCAATTTTATTTTCTTGTGTGGTTTCTCATAGAGTTTCCCCCTTTTCCCACCTTACCCTCGTCTTCACTCGACGTTAAATTGTGGGTCTGCCCACGACTCTAACTTGGGGGCCTCCTGCAACAACAAG